GCTGCTCTGTAAGATATTGTTTGTAAACCTCCCAATGCCGCGTCTGCGATGGCACTAAAGTCCGCAAATACTTCAACTCGTCCTGCGACACTGGACGCAAATACTTTGTCATTTCCAACACATCGAAATTGACCAACCGATCCAGCTTCGCTCGTTTGGCCTGCAATGTTTCATCAAAAGCGGCATCGTATACTCTGCCCGCCGTGCCATCAATCGGGCCTACCAAACTTTTATATCCAGAATCATTAAGTATTTCGTTAATGGTCTTGAGCGTATTCTGTTTTCGTATCTTAAACTCTGCTTGCACCGAATTGCGTTCTGCTATTTTTGCCTGCGCTTGTTGGACATCCAGTTTGGATTTTTCAAGGTCAACGCTGGCCTTGGCGATTTCGGCTTGCGCTTTTGGCGAAGCCTGCTCGCGGAGTCTTTTGTCGGTCTCGGTTACGAACATGGCCATCTGCTCGGGGCTCATTTGGAGGTCTGGGTTGTCTTTGAGGTGCCAGAGCAGTTCTTTCTGTGGGAGGGACAGAGAATCGAAGCCCTCGGTCTGCAAGCGACCGATGAGGCCGTTGAAATCAAAGGAGAGCCCTTTGGATTGGCGCTGTGGCGGTGGGGGTGGCATGTCTGCAACGGGCGTCGCAAAGTCTGCCATGTCCTCGGCGGTGGGATCGGGTTGCGGTGTCATAATTGTTATTGCCGAGGCTTGACCAAGGAACGCCAATCTTGAGCTGGTGCTGGCGCGGGGTTGGCCTGGGTCTGCGCGGCGGGGACGGTGTTGGTGCTCATGGGGACTTGATTCGGAGCCGGTTGCTGGGCGAGCATGTTGGCGTTCACGCGGGACATCTGGGTATTAACCATCCACTTTTTGAGGTCGTCATCCATAATAGCTTCTGCCGTCTGGACATAGGCTTGGCGCTTGCCGAGTGGCATGGTGTCGAATTTTTCGATTGTCTCTTGCGACATAAGCGGGGTGCCGTCCGTTTTCTTTTGGTCCTTGAGCATGTCGAACTTGGCGTTGGCACTATCTGAAGCGACTCTGTTTTCCTCCGCTTTGGTCATGTTGCTTGAAAACATCCCCATGGCGGTGTTGAACGAGGAGGTGAGGGAGTTCTGGAAGTTGGCTTGGCCTTGGGCTCGGATGTTCGTGGCGTTGTTGGCTCCTTGGGCGTAAATCTCGGCGGAGCGGTCGGTGACGGCTGGGGCGTATTGCATAGTTAGGTTGGGTTGAGGAGGTTGTGGGCGAGGGTGAGTGGGACGGTATCGAGGCAAGCGCCGCTGGCGGCGTGCCAATCGCGGGCGGCTTGGCGGAGGGCTTCGCGCTGGGCGTGGGCGAACCATTGCTGGTCGGTCCAGGCGTGCTCGGAGAGCCAGGCTTTTGCGGTTTCCGAGTCGGTGATTCCAAGTCGGTGCCACATGCGGGTGCTGGCGGCGAAGATGTCTTCGGGCGTGGTCACAATTCCGAGTATTTGGGCCAACTCGGAGACGAGGTGGCGGTCGGTTGCGATGATGCGGTCGGCCTCGCTGGCGAGGTGGTGCTGGCGTTGGCCGGATGCCAAAGGGAGGTCGTTGGAGAGGAGGGCGGTGAAATAGGCGGTGCGGATGTGCCGGGGGAGGTCGCGGCTGGCGGGAGGAGGTGACTGCTGGGCGTGGCGGATGGCGGATTCGGCGTCTTTGGCTTTTTGGTCGATGAGGTTGTGCTTCAGTGCTTGGAAATCCAATGCCGGAAGCACGGCCTCGATGGCGGCCCAGGTGCGCTCGGGGTAGTAGATGCGGGAGATGGTGGCGAGGTGCTTACGGGCTTCGGCGGTGGGGAGGAAGCCATCGGCGGAGAGGGCGTCGAGCGTGGCGCGGATGTTGACGAGCGGGATGGTGTAGCTTTTGTATTCCTCGCTGGCGGGGCCGTGGGCCACGGCGACATCGGCGTCGTCGGTGCATGTGCCATCGGCATACCATTCGGCGATGAGGCCCACGGGCTCGGCTCCGTAGCGGGCACACTCGACGGCGCGGAGGGCTCCGAGGCTGCCTGCGCCAATGACGCGGCAACCTTGCTCGATGGCGAAGAGGATTTCCTTGTGCCAGGGCGAGAGGCTTTGGTGGAAGAATCCATCGAGGAGGATGAGGGTGTCTGGCCCTTCGAGCGCGGCGGCGGCGATGTCGCCTTGCTGGGCCGGGGGCCGGAGGTCGGCATCAGCGGGGATGTTGCTAGGGCGTGTGGGGCCGTAAAAGATTTTCATGGGTTAGCCTCCGGCAAAAGCGGTCATAATGGTGACGGTATCGTTCTCGGAGAGGGGGGTCTTCATGCCCCCGAGGAAGCGGATGTCTTCGTCGTTTCGGAAAACCATGTAAAAGCGTGGGATTTTCCCCTCGGAGTAAATGGCGGCGTGGTAGGCTGGAAAACTCACTTTCAAGTAATCCATGAGCTCTTCCATGGATTTTGCGGGGTGAATGATTTCGCGCAGGCCGTCGGTAAATCTGGTGTGGAAGTCAGCAACTTTGAGTGTCATTTGGAAAGAGCACGGGGGCCGGGTTGGGCGTAGTCGAAGGTGTAGCCTTCGAGGGTGGGCACGATGACTCGCACGACCGAGCAGGGATAGGGGTGGGCAAATTCGTAAACGAGCGGCTCGGGGATGCCTGCGGCCTCTAGCATGGCGAGGAGGGTGTCGATGTCGGACTCAAAGGTCTCGCCGGAGCGGTCGGGGTGGGCATTGGCGCTGATGGTGGCGGACTTGTAGAGTCGGGCGAGGACCGCAGCGGAGTCGGTGGATTTAACCTTCTCGTGGAGGTGATGGAAGAAATCGTCCCGGCTCCCGGCGATCCACACGGCGCGGGCTTGGATGGTCTCGGTGATGGCGCGGGATTGGGCGATGGCGGGGTCCAGGTGGGCGGCGTAGCCTTTGTTGACTCCGAAGCCCTTGTCGCAATCGATGAGGTAGCAAATGTAGGCGGGCACGCCGATGTCGCTGGTGACATCGATGAGCACCGGGGTGACATCGGCCTCGCGCAGCGTGCGGATGAGGCGGGCGACGGTGGGGTCGGTGATGGTGTCGAGATCGACGCGGGGGAAATCCTGCAAGCGGCGTTGGGCGATGCCGGTGCAGTCGCGCTCGATGCACTCGTAGAGTCCCCCGGCGACGGCCTCGGCGTAGGTGTTGCCGGAGGAAAGGCCGTTGCTGGTGTAGGCGAAGGGCAGGCTGGTCAGCGGAGCGGGGTCGGGCCGGGCGATGAGTCGCACGGCGTCGGTGGGCACCATGCGGGTCGCTCCGCTGCGAAGCCCCGACACCTCGGTCCAGGGCATGACGGCATAGGGGTGGAAAACCGCTCCTTTGATCATGGGGAGGCGGGTCTCGGCTTGGTCGCCGAGTTGTGCGGCGGAGGCCAGGGTGTGGGGCGGGAGGCTGGTCTCGCCCACATGGCGCTCGAAGCCCTCCATCATGGCGGAGCATTTGGCTGCTTCGATGGTGGCCCCTTTGCCGCTATCCACCGCCAGCACGATGGCGTCGGGCCGCATGCACTGAGCCACACAGATGCCGATGCGGTCGAGCCCGGTGATCTCGGCGAGGCGGGTAATGCCTGCGGTGTGGAAATGCGGGCGCATGCGCTCCAGAGTCTCTTCTGGCGAGCAGGCGCGTTGGGCTCCTTCGAGCCGGATTTTGTCAGTTAGTTCCAGGACCATTGGAGCGTTCGGAGTGTGAGGCGTGCGGCGAGTCGGCGGAAGGGGGTGGTGAGGGTGGCGGCAAGAGCTTCGCCGTGCTGGCAGTAGAGTCGGATCGTGCGGTCGCTGGCATGGCGGAGCATGGCGCGGCGGTATTCCTTCCAACGGGCGGTGGCCGTGCCGAAAGCGGCGCGAGCGACCCAGCAAGCGGCGGCGGCTGCGCCGACGACGGCGCTGGCTCCCATAGCGGCTCCTTGGAGTCCCATGTTTGCGGCATTCTGGCTGGCCTGGGCTCCCATGTAGGCGCTTTGGAGGGAGGCGTTGTTATTAAGAATGGTGTTGCGGTTGCTGGCGGCCATGTTGGTGTTAAAGGATTCGACATTGCCTGCCATGGCGAGGCTGCCGCCGTAGATGTCGCGGACTTGGCCGGAGGTTTGGCCGAGGGTGGTGCTGCCGAGTCCGAAGGCTGGGCCGATGGCGGCGCGGTAGGGGTCGAGGTCTCCGTAGAGCCCGGCAAGGCCGGTGCGGCGCTGGCGGCGGGCTAGGTCGATTTGGTTTGCCTGACCGGCAAAAGCGCGGCGGTCGGCTTGGCGGGCGCTGGCGTAGGCGTCGCGGTTCAGCACTTCGGCGGCGAGGGCTCCGGTGCCTGCGCCGAGGCCACGGGCAGCCATACCGGCGCGGGCTTGCTGGGTGGCGGCGCGTTCCTGCTCGGGGGTGAGGCTGCGGCCAAGGGCGAGTTCGGTTTCGGCTTGGCGCTGGAGCTCGGCTTCGATGGCGTTTGGGGCGCTGGAGGCGGCGAGTTCCTCATCGACGACTCCGCGCACGCGCCCGAGGTATTGGTTGTCGAGGTTTTTGGAGAGCTTGTCGGCGGTGTCGAACTGCATGCCGATGTATTGCGGGTAGAGGCGTTTGACGGCCTCTTCTTCGGCGGCGAGGGATTCTTTGGCGACGCGGATCGAGGCTTCGGCCATCTTGTCGTAGTCAATAGGCGCGGGCGGCGGCGGAACGGGCTGCGGTTTTGGGGCTTTAGGTGCTCCTCCCATATTTAGTTTCCTTTCATTTTGCGGGTGAGTTTGGTGAGTCGTGCGAAGTCGTAAACGCGGAGGTCGAAGGTGCCCCGGCACCAAGCGGCGTAGGGGTGGGGGTGGGGAGCGATGCGGAGGAATTCGCGGACGGGGTTGCTGTGGCCTGCGGATGCGGCGAGGCGGACGAACCAGCAATTCGGCGGGCCGGGCTCAAAGGTTTCCTCCTGTGGGTTCCAACAGACTTCCGTGGCGAGGAGGAAGACGGCGGGGGTGCTCCAGACATACCCGGCGGACATGTGCTCGCCGACCAGTTCCCAGAAGGGCTTGGTAGGATCGTGCTCGTCTTGCCAGTGTTGGGCTTTTTGCCATGGGGTCATGCTCAAAACTTGATGCAATACAGCAGCGCGATGTTGGCGGGGCGCGTCTCGGTGGTTCCCGTTGCGTTAATCGTGTGGGTGTGATCTCCTCCAGAAGCTATAGCCAATGTGTGAGAATGATCGCCAGCATTACTAATGTTTCTAGTGGTGCCTGAGGTTGGGCTTCCTGCCACATACGCCCCGCCGCCATCATCGGTGGTCCAACCGCTTATTGTGTGGGTGTGACTTCCTGCTGAATTTGTGCTCCCAGTATGAGTGTGGCTCCCCGCTGAATTTTCAGTGTGCGTGTGGCTCCGAAAACCATCTGCTTGCTTTACACCAAAAGTTCCTGAAGCCGTCGCATCGCTATTTGTCCCAGCGCCTCGCACAAAGTATCCGCGTAGGTCTGGGAGAGCAAAAGTCGTGCTGCCGTTGCCTGCTCCGTAAAGCGCGCCGATAGCTGCAAAAAGCGTAGCGTAGGTGGTGCGGGAAACTGCTGCGCCGTCAGCCGCGAGCCACCCACTTGGCGCGGAGTTCATGGCAAACGGCATGATCGCTCCTGGTGGAATGACCTCACCGCTTGTCAATGTGACGGTGGGCACGCCAAGCGCGTTGAGATTTTCCGGTGTGACGATTTCGTTTGCGGTGAAAATTTTCCCTGGGGTTACGATGGCCATAGTTAGTTGAGTGTGCGGGTTTCGGTGGGGTCCATGCTGGAGCGAGCGGCCTCGGCAGTGATTTGGCGGAGAATTGGGCGGCCCGTGAGGGTGCGCCAGCGGAGGTCGAGAGTGGTTGCCTTGCACCGCATCGGAGCTTTGAGCGTGTAGTCCTCCTCGGCTCCGGTGGAGTTTGTGAGCGCGGCGATTTGAAAGTCGTTGTCGAAGTCCTGCGTGACCGCTTCCAGCGTGCAAGACGCTCCGGCAGGCAGCACCACACTGGCCTTGGCGCGCAGCAGGCGCTTGGCATTCATTGAGCCCCAGCCGTAGCGGCGCGAGAGGAGCAGTCCTGGCACATCGGTGGAGCCGAGGCCGCTGGCCGTGTCATCCGTTCCACTTTCCAGCTCATCGAGCAGGAAGAGTTTGCCATTTCGGCTGCTGGCAAAAAGTCGGCGCTGCGTGCCGTAGTCGGAAATGAGCAAGCGATCCAATCCAAAGCCGTAGGTATCCACGGTCTCCCAGGCTTGGTTCAGCATGTTGTAGGCAAAGAGAGCATTTGGCTCGGTCGCCTCCCCAAGCGGCACCGCGATGTAGTAACGATTGTTGAAATAAACCGCGTTGCTTGTGTGCGCGGCAGGCGCATTGATCTCGGCCATGCGGTCCGCGATGGGGTCCGAGAGCGGTTGGGTATTTCCGCGCAGCTTGAGGTCGAATTGGTTATCCAGCCGGTAAACGCCGTTGTCGCTGAGAAAAAACACAAACACGCCTGCGGTGGCGATGCTGCGGCGGGCGGAGCAGCCGATCTCGTCGGTGAGGAGTTGCAGGCTGCTATTGGCAGGGTCGATGGAAACGCCATCCGATCCTATGGCGGCGGTGGCGAGCCAGATGGATTTGCGGCAGAAGACGAGCACTTGGCCCTCGGCGTAGGGGTGCAAGGCCACTATGTAGTCGTTCGACCCGGCATTGGCGCGGAAGGATTTCGAGACCGGATCGTAGGTCTCGGCGTCGAAGACATCCGAGATGAGCACCTCGTCGCGGTTGCGGGCGATGACGAGTTGGTTATTGAGGAAGGTCGCTGTGCTGGTGGATGGTAGGCGTGAGTAGGTGACGCCGAGCGGATGCGAGCCCTGCGCCACTCGGGCGAATCCATTGGCCAGCGGTCAAATCATCGCCCAACGCGTGCAGCCTGCCCTGGTATGGGATGGAG